TGTTTGGTTCCCACAAATGAAACCTGCATAGTCTACCCAGCAGGGTACGTATCTGTCCACGGTCTTGTGCTCTGTTAGATGCTTTATCCATAAGTTGTTTAACGAAAGGTACCTTTGCATGATACGTGTTAAATAGTTCTACAGCTTTGTCTTTACTAACACCCAACTCTGCTTGTAGTTTAGCTTTACCCATACCATAAAACAACCCTAAGTTAATTGTCTTAGCCTGTGATCTATCTATTTCCGCCATGTCTGCTACAGTCTGGTGAAAGTCTGCGTTAGAATCATTTTGATAAGAATCAACTACATCATACACTGATGGTAATTTATACAATGCTGCGTAGTGTACAACAAGACGCGGCTCTTGTTGTGAGTAGTCAAAGACTCCCCACTTACAACCTTCTTCAGGTATAAATAATGACCTGATCTTTGGTCCAAGATCTTTGTTACGTGCAGGAATTTGTTGTAGGTTAGGGTTCTGATAGGAGAATCTTCCAGTAACCGTACCACCGCCTGCATTACGCAATTGATTTATCTCTGCATGAATTCTACCTTTGTGTTCGTAACGTAAAATAGAATCTATAAAAGTTGTATGTGCTTTGTTAATCTCTCTTGCTTTTGCGATCATATTAACAACGGGATGTTTATGTTCTTGTAAAAAGTTTTTTGTAAAAGATGGTGCTTGTGTTTTTTCAGTTCGTTCAAACTCTATCTTTAAATTTTCAAATACTTCTGCTATACTGCTTGCTGCCCAAATTTGTGGACGAACATTTGTTTCCTTTTCAATTGCATTCAACAGCGAATTTTCCTCATTTATCAACGTTTTTTTAAGGTTGTGTGCTTTTTCTACGTCAACTCTTACACCTTTAAATCTCATATCAACTAGACATGGAAATAAATCTGTCTCAAGTTCCATAATAGATTGTAAGTCTTGTGCAATAATTTCTTTTTTCATCTCTTGCCATAAACCAAACGTTGCTTCTGCATCTCTCTCTGCATATGTTCCAACATTTAGTGATGGTAATTTATACATTTCTGATTTAGGATCGATACCCCATTCAGCTGCTGCTTCTGCAAGAGCTGCTTCGTTTTTACCAAAACCTAAATACTTCCAAGACAAACTATTAAGATCATATCTAAATCTATTTTCATCAGTCACGGCTGCTGCAATCATTGTATCAACAATCATACCATTAATGGTTAGACCCATAGCTCTAATCCAACAAACATCATACATTGCATTGTGAAATATTTTTGTAGAATCTGTTTTAAGAATATCTTTAAACCACTCTAAAACTTTTTTACGATCCATGTTACCACCACCTTCATGTGCTATTGGAAAGTAACCTTTGTAATGTGCAGTCGCTACAGCAATTCCTATAACTTCTCCATTACCTATAATAGAACCAGATCCTTTTTTAATTAAGTCAGGATCTTTTGTCTCTAAGTCAATTGCAATCTCATCAACCTGTCTAAGATCTGGAAATTCTGTAGGTATAACCCATTCTGTTTGTGCGCTAAAGGTAGGTATCTTCATATTGTTTCCTTTTGATATACGTAGTTAGCTTCTATTTTTTTATTTAATTTTTCTTTATTACTAAACGCATACAGCGCAGCATTGTGGTCAGCTGGAAATATTTCCCAAGAAACTATCCTTGGATAAATCTCTAAATAAAATTTATTTTTATTAATCTTAATTGTTTTTTTAATTATATCTTTTTTCATAATGCTAAATAACAAAAAATTAATAGACATGTGAATAGTCCCATGTAAAAAGGTATATGATTATTCGGCTCCATAGTCCCTTTCTTTAATCATTTCTAAATAATGTATTGCTTTATCGATGTCTTCTATTCCCCCTTTCCGAGAATGTCTGCATATATACTTTATAGCATTGCCCTCTGCAAAAAGCAATTTGTTCTTGTTTATAAATTCTGCGGGTTGAATTTTCATGTACATGTAGTGTGTCCCCGAAACTTGTTTATGTAATGCTTTCGATGTCATAACCTCTGTCCTCCTGTTTAGCTGTCATTATAAATAAATTTTGTTTTGTACGTGTAACACCTACATACCAAACCCTGTTTTCTTCATCACGTTTGTCTTCACTTCTGTCCATAGCTTCTCTTATTTTTTTTGTGTTGTCTAAAATAATTAAAACATTTGTAGCTTCACCACCTTTAGCCGCGTGTATAGTAGAAAGTTTTACTTTAGCCGGTTCACTTAATTTCTGTTCGTTACGTAACATTTCTCTTATGTATAAATTTTCTTCTGGATCAGATTTAAAAACTTCATACCACTGATCAGTAATGCTGTAACCAAACTCTTCAAGGTCATACATTCTTTCTTCTTTTAATTCTTTATCTAGTTCTAAGAACTCAAACAGATCTTTACATTCTGACATAGAGAGCTTGTCTCCATTAGTCCATCTCGTATAATTTTTTACTGCTGTATACAATCTTGTTTTATAACTCTTTCTACCTTTTATTTCAAAGTAAATGGCCATATCTTTTAGTATGGGTTTTAATTTAATTAAAACGTTGTTAGTTCTACCCAATATCAACCAGTCATCATTATGTAGTGGTGCATCTTCTATAGATGTTATATGGTTTATGGTCCCTGTTTCCGGACGCGGTGCCCATATTTTTTTAATTCTTCTGTCATCGGGTATTAGACTCAATATCTTATCAGCAATTTTTTGTACTTCTTGTGGCACTCTGTAAGATTGTGGCAAAATAATGTTTTTTGCAGTTTCGTCCTGGAACCTTTGCACATCTGCACCAGCCCAACCATAAATAGCTTGATCATCATCACCGGCTAAGATAACATGTTTAGAGTTTTTCTTAAGTATATCGTACATTTTCCACTGTATTGGCGATAAATCCTGTGCTTCATCTACAAATATTACATCATATTTCGGACACAATTCTGCCACATTAAATTTTTCGATCATGTCAGTGAAGTCTACCAGCTTATAGGCTTCTTTATAATTGTCTACTTCGTCTTTTAATATCTGCAACATGTGTTTATCTATATCTTCTGAATACATGTCTGTATTATATTCGTCTTCGATAGTTATATTTTTAATTCTTGCTGCATTTATTATGTTAAAATATTCACTATCAGAATCTACAAACCCAGTTTTTTCTTGACCGTTAGAGTACACTGTAACTTCTATTCCAAGCTGTCTACCAATATCTTCGTAGTGTTCGTCTTGCATAACTTCTGATTTTTTTAACCCAAGTCTTGTAAATGCTAGTGAGTGTAATGTTCTAAAATGTTTTAAATTTTTCTTTTGTAGATTTGGATATGCATCTAACATTCTATCCACTGCTTCATCAGCAGCTTTCTTTGTAAATGCAAAGTAACCAATCTTATCAATAGGTGTACCAAGTTTAACAAATGTTTTTACATACTTAATAAGCCTAGTTGTTTTACCTGTACCCGGAGGACCCAATATTTTTCTAACAGCCATTACATTATCTCCGTGTTGTGCAATAATTTATTATGATTAATTTTAATATCTTCAAATTGTTCTATGCTTATACAAACCACATTCTTTGTGGGTGTATTGTACTTACCTTTAATATTACTGGGATATCTTTTTTGTTCTAAAAATTGTATGTCACAATGTTTGTAATTAGTTTTCATCATTACACCTGTTTTGTCTTCACCATGTTTCCAGTTTTTAGATTTTAACTTGTCATAAAATTTATCAAACTTAAAGTATGCATAACCATCTTCTATCAACACTGTGCCAGATTTAAATGATGCATCGTTCATAGCTTTAGGTCCATTTATTTTTGCGTGTAATACGTCATGTAGTTTTTCTTTTGGTGATGTACCAACTGGTGGATTAATTATTTTTTGTGTTTGAAACAATGCTTCTAATACTGTTTGATCTTCTGGTGCTTTTATAATTGGTGGTGGGAATCCTGCAGCTTTTGCTATTGAGTTTCTACGTTTACGTTGATCCGTTACATGTTCAATGGTTCTGCAGTGTACAGTTGCTTTACCAATACCGTCTGGTTTAGTTACATCAAATTCATATTCTGGATCTG